AGGATTTCGTAGCCGTTGATCTTGCAATACCGCACTTTTGGGCGGTCAGACTCGCGGGACTTGATGGGTTTGCCGTAAAACGCTTTTAATTGCTTGTCTTCAGGTGTGCCCTCAAACGCCGTAGCGTTGCCAGGGTACAAATTCAGCGTTGTGCGGTCGTAATCGATGTAGTAGTAGTCGGCAATGCGGATCGTGTCCTCATTAAGCCAGTTGCTGATCGACTGATCGCCCACACCCAACGACTGGAGCGTGGTGATCGGCGCAGCATCGGGGTACATGCGCTCAAATTCTTCTTTTTGCAGGTCTTCAGTGATGAAACAATACTTGGCATCCGCACCCGTTGGGTCTTGGATCGTAGGGTCCATGTAGACACTGAAACTGTTGCGAACACGGCCAATTTTGATGTCTTGGTCAAAGCTGTTGTCTTCGCAATACTCAGTCAGCAGGCGAATATACCCTTCGCCGTAGGACACTTGGTTCTCGCACGCCGTATCGTAGGCCACATCCGCATCACTGATGTATTCAATGTGCCGGATCATGCCGTTGAAAATGTCAGCCACCTCAATGTCGGCGTTGTCATCCACAGGAATGACTTTAGCGCCTGGGCGGTTTTGCCGTTGGTCGTTGGTGACTTGCCGCACATGCTGGGGCAATTTGTTGATAGTCAGGCAAGGACGGGCGTTGATGGTCTGGCCTTGCACCGCGCCACGGGTGGCCAGTACGTCAGCAGGCCACTGCCAATGGTTGTCGGGTGAGCCTGCATAAAACTTCAGGTCATCGGTTTCGTCTTCACGGGATTCGGATAGCGCAGAGACAGCCATGTCCAACCTTGCACGCGCAACGGTCAGGATGTCTGCGTCAGACTTCAGTGGTTTGCCGCCAGCAGCAACATTAGCCGCAGCAACTATTCCGGTTGGATCAGCCATTAAAGACCCCTAAAACGTGAGGTTCGCGCATTAGCACATACTCTTTGCCGTTATGCGTAAATTCTTGCCCGACATCGAAATATACACGATCACCAACATTAACGTCTTTGCAATCTGGGCCTGCCGATAGTACCACACCAGTGCCAAGTTTTTCGCCAGGTGGCAATATGAACAGCGCGTGCGTCTCAACATCACGCTCCATGATCAGGCAATTTTGCAGGGCTTTTGGGGTCATTTTTTCTTCGGTGGTGGAGAAGCACGCTTAACAGAGTATGCGATTGCGACTGCTTGCTTGACCGGCTTGCCAGCTTTTACTTCAGCAGCTACGTTCTTGCGAAACGCCTCGGGTGATTTAGATTTAACGAGGGGCATCACTTTCCTTTCTTAGCCGTTTTAGCAGAGTCTTTAAAGTCTTTGGCAGTTGGCGCACCCTTATCACCAGGGCTTCGCATCTTCTCTTTAGACCCAGCAGCAATTCGTTGTTGTTTAGCATAAAGCCCCTGTTTAGTCGCCATGTTAAGACCCCATCCAACTGGTTGAAACCATGCCGCGATCAGAAGACACGCGGCGCTCTGTTTTTAAATTGTACTCCCCACGGCTGGCCACGGGGTACGAGAATGTTAGCGCTATCGCATCCGCAGCGTCGGGTGACGCCAATCCGCGCGCTTTCATATCCTTTTTAGATTCCAAGAATATCGAGCCTTTGGAGTCCGGCTTCATCATAGGCGAAATCAAATCAGTTTTCAAGAACCTGTCGTTTGGAATGCTGGCGCTTTTAAGCCATTCACGCATATCACCCCAAATCTGCGCCCTCATGTTGCCATACATGGCAGGGTTCCTAGACTTCCAGCCAAAGTTGACGCCCTTGATTTTATACCGCTGTTCCTTTAACCTGTCCACGATCCCCGCGCCCAGCCCACCTTCGTCAATGAACACCATCGCGGGTTTCCATTCCTCAATCGCCTCGATCACATGCCCAACCACCGTCATGGTGTCGTCGCCCCTGTGCCGAATAATCTTCACAATGTCTCGCCCTTGCCTGACCGCCAGCACTGTTGCGTCCGCGCCAAACCGCGCGGGGTCTACCCCGATCACGATCGGCGCTGATGGGTCTTTGTACTTCTCCCGTTTCATCGCGTCGTCTACCACCAAGCTGGAGATAAACTGGTCATCCCCCGCATTAGGGAATTCACCATATACCTCGACGTGCGACTGCGCGGAGTCCGGTCCGTATTCGTCAATGATCTGCTGATAGACCTGCTTGTCCGTTCCTTCCACCGTTCGGGCGTCCACCACTTTGGTTTGCCAGAACTCCCGTTTGCTGTGGAACGTTTCGTAGAAGTACCCCGTGTTGCGACGTGGGTTGCTAAACGCCAGCCAGAACCGGTTGGGTGTGTTCTCTGTAAAGAAGCCAGCCGTCACCGCCCAGATCGAGTCGTCGATACCTGACGCTTCATCAAACACTACCAACACCCCGTCGAAGTTGTGTACACCCGCGTAGGCGTCTGGATTCTCAGCCGACCACAGCCGCCCTTCAACGCCCCAGTAGCGTGTGCCTTTCTTCAGATCACGCTCGACCAGTTCGGTCAGCCATTTGGCAGGCATCAACCTGGTGGCGCTAACTTCAAACCAATGCGAGTTCAGCGACATCGCCAGCCACTTGGTAATCTCAGCCCATGTGATAGAGCGCAGTTGAGATTCACTGTTAGCCGACACGATGGTTGTCGAGCCAATCCGCGTGGACAGCATCCAGATCACGATCCAACTGACCAACGCCGACTTGCCAATACCCCGTCCAGATGAAACCGCTTGCCGTAGCGTGTTGAAGTCTATTTCACCTTTATTTGCTTTGATGTGGTCTGTGATGGTTTGCAGCACCTCGCGCTGCCATTTGCGCGGCCCTTCAAAGTTCTCTAGCGGTGTGCCCTTAACCGACCACGGAAATATAAACTTTACAAACGCCAGTGGGTTGTCCTTGTACTGCGGTGCCCATAACCGCGCCATCAGTTCTTGTTCGTCTTCAGCGCTGTACTTGGTGCTTTGCATTTTGGACTTCTAGTATTTCGACATCAATCACATCCAGCGCGCGGCGTTCGGCTTCGGCCAGTGCGCCAAGGATGCTAATCTGCTGATTGACGTCGACCGTGAGGGACTGCTTGGCCACCCAGCCGTGGACGTTTTGCAGAATAGCCAGTGTAGCTTTAGCGTCGCCCTGGTCAGATGCCTTGTGTAGTTGCTTAGACGCGCGCATTTCCCCATCTGCGCGGCCTTTATGTTCGGCCAACTCGGCCACAGGGTCCATCTCGCACAACTGACGATAGGCTTTAGGCAACATCCCTGCCGCAAAGGCTAAGTTGTCGCCCTTCAATCCGAGTTTGGCTGCGTCATAGATGCGGTTAAGCACCGCCTCTGTGGCGCGTATCTCGTTGATGATAAGTGGCAGTGAATGAAAACTCATAGTTGTATGGCCGCGTGAATGCGTGCCGCCAGTATAAATTAAAAAATAAAAATTGTTTTACAACCTGCATTAAAAAAATAAATTGTCTGCAAACGCTCCGTTACAGCAGGCCCTTTGCTGTCGGCCCTACCCCCTCCCCCTCGAGCAAAATCCTGTGGACTATGCGGACTGTCCACACCTGGTAGCCAAACCCTATGTGGACATTGTGGACAGTCAGGCAAGCAGGCAAGCAGGTCATCAGGTCATTGTCCACAATGTCCGCACCTGTTTGCGTGGGCAAAATGCGTCGGGGCAAAGTGTGGACACTGTGGACACTTTGGACGTGCGTTTCAAATCGCTGTACCCCTTTTGCCTATTTTTTAAGCAGGTGGGTTTTTCTTTTAATGATCTCTACTATCCACAATATCCACAAAGCAACTCAACCCCATGTTCGGCGTGGTTTGCAGCGTGGGTCAAGCCCCCATTTTTTCGCTATCCACCGCGCGTCCACAACATCCACAAACGCTCTGGCGTGAAGCGATCGCCTGTAAACCCCCACAACTCACTCAACTATTGAAAATAGTTGTTGACCAGGTAAAGAAATCAGTTACACTGAACACCTCAACAACTTAATGAGGTATCCACAATGTCCACAACTAAGCGTTTAAAAACCATCGACTCTTCTCTAATTACTTGGGTAATCATGCGCGGTGATTTGGGTTGCAATGTCCGTTCATTTTGCGCTGACGGCGATGGCATGGTCGTTGTCGAAGAATACGCAGACAACATTTATGCACTGTACGACCAAGACAAGCGCATCCAACTGTGGCGCGATGTTGAGACGCCTGAACAACTTGCCGCTGTTTTGGAAGTCGCGCAAGCCCATCTTGACGCCAACTACCGTGAAGCCTTTGAAAACGCAATGCATTGGAATGACGAGCCAACGACAGATGAATTGCGTAAACAAATGAATGCCATCAACGGTTATGGCCATCTTGATTAACTAAAGGAAAACATCATGCACCGCTACACCTACAAACCCACGCAAGAAGCCCTCGAAAAGCGCCGCGCCGCCGCAATGGACATCCTCGCAGTGCTCGCCTACGCCGCCGCCTTGACGGTCTGCGCCTTGGCTTATTTCGACATCCTCACATTCTGAAAGCCCACTATGTCTAAATTAACTATCGGCGATAAAGTCGCATTTTCTCAAGCCGTCATCCGCCGCACGATGGACGGCACCCGCGCGCGCGGCACTGTCGTCAGCGTTACGGGCAACACTGCCGCGGTTGACTTTGCGGGCACTTGGGTTGCCCACGAAGACGGCGGAACAGTGCGCTACGTGCCAACCGCCAACTTAACCAAAATTCAGCCTAACGGCGTCATCTTTTCCAACTGAAAGCACATTATGTACATCACCATTGACAACGCCTCACAATTCCGCGACGAATTCCGCGCCCACAATCGCGGCGACCAGTTCTCTTATGAGGGCTTGGGCTTGTTGTTTGATTACCTTGAGCAATTAGAGCAAGATACAGGTGAACAATCCACACTGGATGTCATTGCGCTGTGCTGCGATTACACTGAGGAAAACCCTGAAGGCATTGCAAAAAACTACAGGTTTGATTTGGAGGGTTGCGAAACTGACGCAGATATTGCTGCTGCTGTTTTGGATTATTTGCACGATAAAACAGACGTTGTTGGCATCACCTCAACCGGCGCAATCATTTACACCAATTTTTAAAGGACAAACCATGTTAACTAGACTCACTTTTGAAGAACGCGAACGCCTCGCCCACGCCGAAGGCTTTACAAACACCGCCGAACTGTTCGCCAAAATCGCCGACCTTGAACTCGCGGCCTTGACGCTACTTCAGGCGCTCGACCTGTATGCGCCCGATTTGGGCGATGAGATTAACGCGGCCATTGACGGCATGAGAGAGCAAATAGAATGACTGTTGCGCTCGCCTTACTTCTCGCCGCTCTACTAATTGCAGTTTTAGATTTATAACGATTAAGGGGCCTTGCGGCCCCTTAAATCATTTCACCAACCGCACAGACAAGGGCGGCGCGGTTTCTACCATGTCTCGCAGGTCAGATTTTGGCATTGTCGCCATATCTGGCGCGGCGAAGATGTGCTTCTTGTTGTCAAAGCGGCGAGACTTCAGCCGCCCCATATCGACCCATCCGGCCTCTTTTAAGGCGTGTAGAAGGGCAGGCTGCACAATTCGCACCGAACCCTGCACCGACCCCTGCAAACGGTCGCACAGGGCGTGCCAAGGGGCACCGACAACGCCTTTGGAAAACTCACCTAGACGGTTACGCATAAGATCAACAAGGAACGACTCAGCGCCACTCATACCGGCCTCAACCATAATGGCCTTGGCTTCTGTCAGCATAGGTGTTGCGCCAGGCGCGAAGGCAGACACGTCACGGGCGTGAAGCCACGCGGCGACAGCGCTCTTGCCCCCTGCCTCCAACCACGCCCATATTTTCGCGCCATCGGCGTCATTCATGCGCGGGGCGTCCGACCAGATGACAAACCACCTGCGATCATCAGACGGGAGGTTGATGGCAACGCGCTCATTCGAGAACGCGATGATTTGCAGACGGTTCACCAGATCGTAAGGCGCTAGACCTTTACGCTGCACCGATAAAAACTCAGGCGGCGCGGCGATTAAGGGTTTCATTGTGTTCTCAAGCGCCCTTCTGTCCCTCGCCTCGCTCTGGCGTAATTCATTGACAACCAGAACTTCAGTCTCCAAGGCGTAGCCCCATTGGGATGTGATCTCCTCATTGCGGACAAGGGAGACGTTCCGCAAGGCTTTGCCACCGATTGACCAGAAAAACGGTGCCCACATCGTATCTTTACCCGACCCAGGGTTTCCCCCATGCAGTACGGCGTGATTGATCTTAATGTGGGGCTTCTGCAATTTAAACGCCATCACGTCAAAGACGTGCGCGCGCTCTTTTTCGTCAGGCACCATACGCTCGACGTGATCGAGCCAAGGCTTAATGTTGCCTGCGACTGCCACCGGACGCGCATCGCGCCAGCGGTTACCGTAGACGATGCCGTCACGCGAGCAGAGGATAGACTCGCCTGCTGCGTAGGTGACACCCTTCAGGATACGCGCGCCTTTCTTCTGACGGTTTTCGTCGTAACAGGTGCCTGCCTCAATCTTGGGGCGTTTGCCATGCAAACTGTTGCAGGCGATATGGCGAAAGATGGCATTGAACGACGCGCGGGACACTTCGTGACGCTCGATTAGATCAAAAAAGGCGTCATCGTCTTGCAGGTAGGCGAAACGTTCGTACCAGCCTTCCTTCTCGACCCGTTGCAGTTCTTTACGCTCGACCTCTGCGATCACAGCCGCTGCCGCATCGGGGAACGCTTCGGTAGGTTGGAGTTTGTTAACCGCCGCGCCCATCACAGACGCAAGCAGTTCTTCACGCAAACCAGGTGTGTGTTTTGGCCCACCATTTTCGGCGACCCAATCCAAATAGGCGCGGCTGCCAAAGTCAATGCAATGGCTGTGCAGGCAGGTATAAGCACGATTCGCAGGCATATATCGGCCTTCGGGGTTGCCGTCGGTATGTGAGGCGCTGTTGGGGCAGATCACGCCAGCCCAACCTTCTTGATTCGGGCGGGATAAGAGTAAACCCTGCTCAGACAGCCAGATCATCACGTCATCGGTGCCGTCATCTGAGATGCGGATCGGCTTGTACGCATCCACCGACGCGGCAGGCGTTACGTTCAGGGCAGTGCAGATTTGCGCTAATGAAAAGTCACGTTCTGGATGGAACTCACGCAAGACGGACTTAAACGAATTGCGGTCGGGCTTGATGTTGACGCTGCCAGGCAGACGAAAATTACGCACGGCGTTGATCGCGCCCTTGTCCGTGTAACCTGCTTCGGCGATGGCAATGATGGCGGCGCTGAAGTCGGCCTTGGTTGGCTGCTCATTGAAGACGTAACCCCACTGGAACGAACCTTCGGACGTTTCCATCTTCCAAGTCGGCTCTAATGGCGGCACGGTGGCCTTGGTGCCCACGTCGTCCAGCACCATCACAAGGACATACTCGCAGTTGGCGGCACTGGCGCTGACGTGGCCATCTCTGAATCGGTCAACGATGAACGACGCAGTGTTGCCGTAGATCGCCCAATCATCCTTGATCTTGGCGTCGGGTAGCATGGCAGGCCACGTACACTTGATCGCACCGTCGGCGTGGTACTGGTACTCGCCCTCTTTAAGTTGTGGCTTTTGCCGCACAATTAAAAAAGTTTCGCCTTCTGGCGCTAATTTTGTGAGAAAATCTAACACGGTTCGTTCTCCTAGTTGAGTGTTTAGCCCCCGTCTTATCCACGGGGGCTTTCTTTTATTCGATGGTCGTTTCGTAAACTTCACACGATTCGGAACAACCACCATCCTCGTCAACGCGGCTTAACCGCGTCGGCGCATCTTTATTTTCTTCATATAGCTTAAACAGCCCAATGGTGTCGATGTTCTTGCGAAAGAACACACGGTCACCGACTTGAGGGCCATGCGATCGGTACTGCTGCTCCATGCGCCGATGAAAATCAAAGATACCGGCATCACGTTCAATCTGCATGAATTGCTTTTTAATGGACTTTTTAAAGCATCCTTGGCAGTTACCCTCAAATTCGTCAATCCCAAGGTCAAAGGCTTGTTCAGACCACCAATCCAAAATGTCGCTTTTGTCTGTCGGCCACACGTCAATCAAAGGGTATTCGATATTCTTGGCTTCAGCGGTCTTGCTGACGCGGCGTTTCTCGTCCTCACGGATGCCGATTGCTGTCGGGATGGTGCGGTAATCAAAGCCAAGGCTTCGCAAATACGAATTCATGGGGTTGATCTTGAGTTCACGGGTGCAATACGGAAACGCCATATTGGGGATGCCGTACTTTTTGATAACTTCCTCAAACGGTTCGCCGTTACGCGCTGCGCTAATGTAATCAACAACTTTGTGCGTACTAGCGACGCGGCCATCATGCACGACTGCTTCCAACCACACAGTGTTAAAACCAAAATGCACGTCGCAGTTATGGACAAACTCCAACGTCTTGGGGTGTTCCAGCGCCGTGTTGGCAAACGTGACAATGAACTCGTATTTGTCTGACCAGTTGTCGAGCAACAACTTGGTCATGTAGGCGCTAGTGCGCCCACCAGAAAAAGAGATTTGATACTGCGGTTTCATAACGAACACACTCTGCACGTTGGAGCGTTACCGTCCCCCCGAATCTTGCGGCCATTGGCGAATTCAACCGCCAAATCTTTCAACGCCGCAGGCCATGCGTCGCGTTGCGGTGATCTGAACGTGTGGCCTAGCTGTTCTTCCACTGCCACACCACGCGCATATTCTTCAGGGTAATCACGCCAAAGATCACGCCATTCGCCCAAACGTTGGTAAGGGCACACGGCGCAATCGGTACGGCGCGGGATCGTCACTTCACGTTGCCCTAAGTACGTCCACACGTCCTCTTCTTTCCAGCCCCACTCACGCATGGGAAACCGGATTTTCATGTCTTCACCGTAGATGCCGCGCCGCGCTTCTTCATCTGCACGCAAGCCCACATATAAGACAGACCCTTCGGGCAGTGTCTCAAAGTAGGCAATCGTAGGTTCGATCTTTAATATGCGTGTACACCATCTGGCGCGAAAGTTTGGCAGCATTTGCATCTGGTCGATCAGGCCATACAGGTCGGTCGAGTGCCCGACGCGCTTGATAGGCAAGCCCATCATGCGTTCCAATTTAGCCCAATGCTCAACCATCTCTGGCAGTTCGTTGCCCGTGGCGTTGCAAATCAGTTCGTATTCGCGGGGTTCGACTTCCATCAAACGCAGCGCCAACGCGGTGGAGTCTTTGCCCCCACTTAGCCCTATGACGTGTTTCACGAATATCTCCTAGTTGTTACACCTTCAGCGGCCAATGGCAGGCCACTTGCCCATGCAGGCGGCGTACACATGATCTTATGGATATGTGCGGCTGTCGATTCTGCCTCAGATTCGGGGCACTCGACGACGATTTCATCATGGACGTGTGCGATCACACCGTCCAGTTGTCTCAGGGCGTAGCGTAGGATGTCATTGGCGGTCGCTTGCACGACATTCTCACAAGCCAGCCCACGCCATAGACGGGCGCGAGGCCACTCTGTCGCATCGGCGGCAGGCTTCCAAGCTGCTTTGGTATATGTCACGTTGCCTTCTTCGTCGAATTTGGCGTTGGGGTAGCACAATACCCGACCAGAAGGAAGACTGTACCAAAGAGTCTGGCCATCAAACAAGTACACAATTCTTCCCGCAGCAAATTCATGCCCTTTGTTTCTCATAGCGCGCAGGTACGCGCCTTCCAATTGCGTGCCGTGGTGCATAGCCCAAGGGTTTGCCCTACGCCAGCCCTCGACCGCCCGTGCAACCTCGCCCGTGGACAGGTGGATACCGTAGACGCGCCCGAACACTTCAAACGCGCCAGCCCCTCCCAGAAAACCCAGCGCTAACTCTTGCACCTTGCCCACCTGTCGCTGGTCACCCGTCACGTCGTCATAGGCCACACGGAACGTCGCCGTGGCGTTGACCTTGTACGGGTCAAGACCCGACCGGAACACATCCAGTTTGATCTCACCTGCTGGGCAGTTGGACAGCCACGGATGCACGCGGCCTTCGATGGCCGACCAGTCGTAGGCAATCAGAACGTTGCCAGGCGCTGCCACGATAGCAGGGCGAAGCATCTTCTTCAGAACGTCTGTAATGCGTTGTTCGAATCGTGGCACGATCTCATGGCCTCGAACCATTGCTGTGCGGACGGATTCGGGGTCTTTAGCGCTTTTACGCGGGAGATTATGGACTTGAGCGCCATAGGACGAAGCGCGCCCTGTTGCACTGCCTCCAGCAAAAACAAAGGCACCTCTAACTCGGGCATCTTCCTCGTCTGCCAAACTTGCAAGGCGGCTGAACTTCGCAACACTCGACGCCCAGAGGTCATCGGCGCACTGTATAACTTCGGCAACATCCGGCGGGACTTCATCATGGTTCTCCATCGCAAGCAGATTCGCTCGCACGTTTTTGTCTATGGAATACTTCTCGCCCGTCCACATCAGCTTCTTGGCTTCAGGGCCGACGCGCTCCAGCACCCACTCGCGCATCTTCGGCGAGCGCACGCTGGTAATCTGGCCTTCGGTCACTTCGGCCACGATCTTCTGGATTTCGTCCATCTCAGCGCCAGCGTACTTGACGGCGGCTCGGCACAAGGGCACGTCCACCATCAGGCCACGATCATTGATGCGCTCGTTGACGTGGTAGTCAAGCAGTTCATCTGGACTAAGTGGCCGCATAGCCTTGCTGACCGCACGCATGGCCCTTACATCTTGTTCGCAGTAAGCAACCATCTCGGCCATCAGGGTCGGATCGTTGTTGAAGCTACCATCGGACTTGGGTATGCTCAACAGTCGGATTAGTTGGGCACCACGGTGGTCTTTCTTCATGGCCGCGCCAGCAAAGCGCCCCACATCTTCTAGGCCACCAGGCGCGCAGTTGGCACGGGCTTGGGTCGCCGTGCAGTAAAAGGATTCAAGAGGGTAGTTCTGCTGGAGAACATACCAGAACATCAAACGCTCAAACGCCGCGTTGTGGGCGTAGATTATGTGACCTGTGAAGTCAGGTAGTGGGCCACTTACCCAAGTCTGCACTTCTTCATCGTCAAAGGCGTAAGACATACACAGCACCTCGGTGCTGGCGTGTTGCGCGTAGTTGTAAACGCCTGCGGTTTTTAGGTCGCAGGCGCTACGGGTTTCAAAGTCAACCCAAAGAGTCATCAAACAGACCGACGACGACGACCGGCTGATGCTGGCGCTTCTGGCTCAACTTCCTCAACCGGCGCACCATCAAGGCCAACCCACTCAACAATCTCAAACACTGGCGTGTAGATTTTGCCGTAGGACTTGTGCTGATAGTGATCCTTTTTGAGTTTCACAATAGCAACAGGCTTAGCTTGGTCTTTATCTACTTGCGTAGCAATGGCCACACCCAACGCCTGAACCGCTTTTTTACCGCCCACCGAAGTGGTTGTAAAGCGCGCTTCCATATCCTTGTCTTCGCCTGTGGTGCATTTCAAAGACATCCCGATCTGAGTCTCCCAACCACGCTTGGCGTCCTTATGCGCGGCTTCAAGTTCAGGCAACGGTTCAGCGACGCCCACCATCTTTTCGCCCAACACTTCGCCGTCACCCCAAGCAATAAAGCCGTGGATAAAAGAGAAAGGGTTGATCGCCCAAAGGGACTCGGCCTCGACTTCTGTCTGATCCGCACCAAAGACCCAGTGGCCTGTCTTGTCCATTTTCAGGATGACGTTACCGGCTGGGCCTACGTCTTTTTCAAGAGCGCGAAGCGATGTAGACAAAGAAGAAACTGCTGGCAGATTTGCCGAAGAAAAAGTAGTCAATTGCATTTTTAACTTTCATTGGATTTTAGAAAGAGCAGCCGTCAGGCCACTCAACTGCAACACTGCTGGGCGAGGATCGTCCTCGCTTGCCAATGTTGTGCCTGAAGACACTGACACCACAAGTTCGGGTGGCAATGTCAACTTGCTCTTTTTGAGTAATTTCTCAGCGGCTGCTGGCGAAATCACTTCACGTTCTTTATACGGGTCAATCCCTGCTACATTCATAACAATAACAGCTTCATCATCGCTGACCCATTGTCTTGTACCGCGCTTAGCGACCAGTTTGTAACCAGGTACAGGCATCGACTTTTCTAACAACTGAACCGCCAGATCGCGCAGGTCTTTGATCCAGCTTTCAATCATCTCAGCATTTTTGAGATACTGACTGAGCATTGTAATGTCTAACTCTTTCAATTGCGTTTGCAATGCGCGGTCTACTGCGCCAGTCATCTGTGGGCACACCGGCTTGGCCGCGCACCAACGGCAGTGGTCACCAGTGGCCAGTTTGGCGTCAGGCAACTGTGCGACTTGCACGGCCTTGACCAGATCACGCTCGAACTGTGCGATGCGTTCCTTGGTGGTCACCCAACGCTTAATCATGGGCGGCTGGATGATGATGCACTCGATCTCGGTTGCGCCATCAAACGCCCACTTGGCGGCGTCGGTACGCATGGCCGCAGCCGCGTAGAACATCAGTTGTTCGTTCTCTACAGCATCAACCACAACACCGTCGCCAAATTTCCAATCCAAGACGATAGCGCGATCACCAATCCTACCAACAAGGTCAGTAGAACCAAAGACGTTAGGCAAGAGATTGCCAAAACCAACGCGAGTCTCCACTTCATACATCATCTCCTTGTTGGGGTCTACTTCATCCAGTAAAGAAAGTGCGGACACGATCTTCTCATCATACAAGTCTTGCGTCAGCACTTGGCCTTCGTAAGTCGTGCCGATCACATCAACGTTCATGTCCTCAAGAATAGCGCTGATGGCGTTGTGTAGCAATGTGCCACGGTCTGCGTGTTCACTGGAGGGCTTGGGAGGCATCTTCTGCACCAAGACTACAGAGCCAGGGCAGTTGATGACGCGCTTGGCGGTCGAGCCGCCGACGATGTTACTGTGTTGCATCTGCTGTCTCCAAAAGAGTGTTGATCCCGTCACGCAGTTTGATTGCTTGCGCTCGGGTGAGACCTGCGCTGGTGTACGCGCAATGGCGATTGACGCTAATCCATACGCCGTCATCGTATTCGCTAACGGTGACGCTTGCGCCGTCTGTTTCAATTCTTGTGTCCATTTTACTGTCCTGTAGTTGCTACCCAAAAGTGGGTGATGCAATCTTAGCACATAAAATAAATGTTGTACAAAACTTTTTTTCATGTATTATTCGGGCATGAAAGAATCAGAAGTTGAACGGCACTTTGTTTGGGCTGTCGAGCGTGCGGGTGGTAAGACGTGGAAGTTCACATCCCCAGGGCGCAAAGGCGTGGCCGACCGGATCGCTTGCCTGCCCGACGGGCAGACGTGGTTTGTGGAGTTGAAAACCAAAGGTGGCAGGCTGTCGCCGTTGCAAAAAATGTTTGCTAGTGATATGGCAGTGTTGCGTCAAAACTACGCATGTTTATGGACTAAGGAACAAATAGATGGCTGGATACAAGAATTCAACAGAACTGTATGACGCGGGGTATGCCATACAGCAATACGACATTTCAAAAGAAAAACGAACGTGGCGTCACAAGGACAAAATTTTTACTACGCCGTATGACGTACCTGTTGAAAAAATAATGTGGAACGGGCATTTAATGGAATTTTTAAAAATGGAGAAGAATGATGAAAGCAGTACCCGCTAAATACTTTGCGTTTCCACCTTACCGCGCCGAAGACCTTGGCGGCAAGATGGGCTGGTGGGGCGTAATGAACCGCAACGGCTTTAATTGCCTGACGTTTCCCGACAAGCTAGGGGCAGTGGTAACAACCGAAGAACGGGCAAAACAGATTGCAGATGAGTGGAACAAATGAATTTGCGACCGTATCAAGAGTTGGCGGCTGACTTCATCTACGAGCATGATCGTGCGATGGTGCTTGCGCCAGTGGGTGCAGGCAAGACCGCCATCACACTGACCGGCATGTGGGAGATGTTGCGCGATCAGCACGTCAAGCGCTTCCTTGTTTTGGCACCCAAGCGGGTCTGCACCGACGTGTGGCCAGTCGAGCAGCCCAAGTGGGCACCGTTCCTGTCGCTGGCCGTGGCCGTGGGCACGCCTAAACAACGGCTGGCGGGGCTTCGCTCCAACGCCCAAGTGGTCGTGACCAACTACGACAACATCCAGTGGCTGGCTTTGCAGAAGTTGAATTTTGACGGCATTGTGTTTGACGAACTGACGCGCCTGAAGAACCCGTCAGGCACACGCTTTAAAGCGCTTTTAAAAGTCATGGAACCTATGCGCGTTCGCTGGGGCTTGACCGGATCGTTTACCAGCAACGGACTGGAGGACGTCTTTGGCCAGTGCAAGATCGTCAACCAAGACCTGCTGGGCCGGTCCAAGGGCGCGTTTATGCAGCAGTACTTTGTGTTGCTCAACCCCGAGTTTGGCGAGTGGGCACCGCGTGTCGGCGCGCTTGATAAGGTCATGCAGAAAATCAAACCTGCAACGTATGTGCTGGAGCCTGGCGAGTACAAAGACAAACTGCCGCCCTGCCATCACGTTGAGGTGATGTGCAAGATGGACTTGACGCCATACAACAAACTGAAGAAAGAGTTTGTGCTGGACACGATCACGGCGGTCAACGCTGGCGTAGTGACGGGCAAATTGCAGCAGTTGGCGTCGGGATTCGTCTACGACACCAACAGTGAAGCCTCCGATGTGCCTGGTAAGTTTACGATAACACAAATGCCAGTGTGGTACAGCCCCCACAAATTTGATCGGCTAGAAGAACTTTTAGAGGAAAACCAACATGCAAACACCATCATTGCTTACACCTACAAAGAAGAACTTGCCGAACTCAAACGGCGATTCAGAATTACAACGCTTGACGATGATGATGCAATCGCTCGATGGAATCGGGGTGAAATACAAATCCTTGCCGTGCATCCAAAATCCGCAGGTCACGGCCTTAACTTACAACACGGAGGACAGCACATGGTTTTTCTGTCCTTGCCGTGGAGTCTTGAGTTGTTCGAGCAGACAGTTGGGCGAATCCACAGAAGCGGCCAACGCCACGACGTGTGGGTCTATGTCCTGATGACTGAAAAAACTGTAGATGAAAAAATTTGGGCGGCGCTGCATACTAAGCAGGCCGTGTCGGAGATCGCATTGGAGGCACTTAAATGAATATGAAGTTTGACGTGGAGTCATGCAAAACATTGTCCGGCGAATCGCGCGTGCGGCGCATAGAAGCGGACGCCCGTGAAGCCGCTGAAACGCACAGAGATCGCAACGCGGTATGGCGCAACACACCGAGAGACGGATTGATCTGGGATGGCCCCACATGGATGGATCAAGTACATAACAACGCAGAGCACATTATTTGGGCAGCAGCATTTCAGAAAAGAAAAGGCAGACTAGACCGAATGTTAGATAAGGATTATTTTGTATGACCAGACTAAACACCAAGCAGACCGTATCTGAAATTGAACTGAACGAGTCTGAGAAGGCGATGGGCTGGCGCAAGCGTCAGATGGTCGAGCAACAGATCACCGCGCGCCAGCAGGCGTTTGTCGAGATCGCCGCCAAGATTGAAGCAATGCCGTTTAACGACGCAACGATTGACAGTTTTTTAGTTTGGTTGAAGGAACAAGAATGAAACGAATAGACCAATGGAAGGCCAAGCTGAAGGCCGCAAGGTCGGAAGCCAAGCACAAGGAACGGCAGATGAACGCGGCTGTACGCAGTTACATGCGGACGGACGCTGAAGTACAAAAATTAGAGGGGCAGATCAATGATTTCATGGCGAAAACTAAACAGTGATTTGAGTTTAAAGACTGAGGAACAAGTCTTGTCATTGTTGAACGAAGAACGCGTTACGGGTAAGCGCGTGACTGTGCTGGAGCGTTTGCATCAGCGCTATAACACCCTGCGCGTCGCCCGTGAGCGTGTAGAACTACTCAAGGAAGCAACCAAATGAACACAGCAAGATTAACTCAAGTGCGTAGCCTGTATCCAGGCCAACGTGATTACCAGCGCCAGTGGGTGCGAATCGTTCGATTCCTTGGCGATAAGTGGCTGCTGGCCACTCCAAGGGGGCGCGTATGAGCACCAAAGATTGGCCCGATAACTGGCCTTTTCCACCGTATCCATTGAGGAGCAAAAAATGAAAGGAAACGGATATGAACGCCACTATAAAGATATAGCGCCGCTTAAAGACGGCTTGTTATTTCAAAAGTCAAACCCAACCAAACTGTCTAGAAACAAGTCAAAGATAGGGTTTAATTGCGACTATTGCGAGATGCCATTTGAGAAATACGCTTGTTGGGCAAAACGCACTAGCCACCATTATTGCGGTCGGGCTTGCGCTTGGGCCGCAAAGGTTGTCCGAATTCCAAAAGACTGCGTAGTGTGCGGCACAGAAATGATGTTGACCCCCACTGACCATGCAAAAATTGCTACTTGTTCTAAACCGTGTTTACGCAAAAAGCGGGTGGTAAACAACGACAACATGCGGTCTTCGCCGGATTACACGGCTATTGTTAAGCGATTGAAAAAAAATGCAATTTGCAAATTGTGCGCTACAACCAAAGGTCCGTGGGTAGCGAAAGGGGTCAAACTGTGGGTTGAGGGAGGTCTTGCTTGCGCCGATAGTAGCGAAGCGTACTTGACATGTCGGCACTGCCATTTGAAATCCATATTTCCCCAAGCTATGGCGTCCACTTACATGAACAATCGAGTTAAATACTATAAGGAGCAGACATGACTGGCTGGCGCAAACGACAAATTTCTGATGATGATGACATTCAAGAATATGTGCGCCCGTGGATTGGGCTGACGGAGGAGGAAGCTGAAGATATTTGGCGGTCTTGTGCGATGCGTATGCCAACAGAATTTGCCAAAGCGCTTGAAGCCAAACTTAAGGAGAAGAACACATGAAAATATACATAAGCGAAGTTGATTGTTTAAAAGCTGAAATACGTCAATTAAATTCAGAATTGACCGAGGTTTATGGATTGCTTGGATTGGCACATCTAAACATTAAGCAACATCTGAAGTACGGGTTTAATAAAAAAACAGCGCAGTCAACACTGATATCTGTTGGACGTTATTACCCTCGACTAAAAGCTGAAATGGAGAAGAACAATGACTAAAGACGAAGCATTGAAGCTGGCGCTGGAGGCGTTGGATATTGTGAAAATTCACTTTACGCAGAACCGCCATGTAAATGAAGCTATCACCGCCATCAAAGAAGCCTTGGCACAGCCAGAGCACATAGGGTTTATGGATTCCAAATTAAACCCAATTCAGCGCACATGGGTTGGGCTGACAAAAATGGAACTTATTAAATGCGGGGTTTTGCCGTATGGAATGACTTATAAACTTTACGAAGCCATTGAAGCCAAACTCAAGGAGAAGAACACATGAAATCTAGGCACCACGCAATTCGTGAACTGTTGCTGGCGTCTGAAGATGGTCTAACTGTCAATCAACTTGCCGAGCACTTCGGCGCAGGGCCGAAGACCATCCAAAAGACTTTAAAGACCGTTTGCGGTGTGTACATTGACCGTTGGACGGGACCAAACCGAGGTCAGTACACGGCAGTGTACATGTGCGTAGAAACGCCTAAGAACGCCCCGCGTCCTTAAGCGTAAAGGCGTGTGCCAGCCTTGTCAATAATCAGCTTACTCTTGCGTGGCGCGGCACCGGCTACGTTAGGTATGCTGATGTGGGTCCACCGATCAAACTCACGGATCACTTGGTCATAATTCAGATCGCTGGCAATGATGGCTTTGACCACTTGGTCAGGTGTCATAGCGGGTACACGAATATCAGCAGCGCAGCCGATGCGATGCTGAGAAGTGTCTTTGCTGCCCACAGCATCATTGACTTGTTTTGATCGGAAAGCTGAATTGACCATGATGGGCTTTCCTCCAAGTATTGTTTTGACTTGTTCAAGAAATTCTGCAAGACGTTGGAGGTTTGCAAGTTCTGTTTCATTGGGGATGTTGTCAAATTCACGATGGTCTGTGTGCGTTAGTTCCGCAAGGCTAAAGTGTTCAGTCATTTTGTGGGCGTAGATTGGTGGAGGAGATTGTCTTTGTTTTGGCTTGATGCACTGCTACCAAAATAAAAGCCGATGATGCCTGTCCACGCCGTACCAAGCGATCCCAGCATAAGCATCAGAGCATCAGAAGTTTTAAAGGTTTCGGTCATCATTCCTACCAAGATACCAAAGAAACCAATGGTGACTGCAATAGCCAACACAGCAGGAATCCAGCTTTTTGTGGAAATTTGCATGTCACGCGCAGACTTGCGGTCTTCGTTCTCTAGCTTGGCAAAGTCCAAACCAAGCTCTTGGGCACGGGCCTTGATGGCAATCTCAGCTTGCTGTACTGATGCAATCTGCTCAGATGTGAGCTTTCCCGACTCAATGGTTTTTTGCGCTTCCTCTGGAGAGACGCCCAAGGCGGTTGCCGCTAACCCGTAAGCCATTGTTCCAAATGGGCCTCCAATGGCCGTAGCCAAAGTTGGCGCTATTGCTTTTAACCAATCCATTATTTTCCTTTCTGACGCTCTTCGAGCAGGGTTACTTTAACAAACAAACTATTAATCTCTTTGTAGATTTCTTCCTTCAGTTTGTGTCGTGCTTCAGCCGACAACGGGCTGTCAGTAGGGACACCTTGGCTTGTAATCAGCGCAGGCATGGAACCTTCAATCTTGGTTAGACGGGTATTGAAAGAGGACACTTCACCCAGAAGCCATGCAAGTGATGCCACCACAATGGGGATCACCGCCTTCATTACATCTGCCCAATTCATACTAATTCCTCAATTTGTACATAATAAATGCAAACGTACCCCAGCCAACAAATCCCGCCGCCAAAATAGAAGCAAATCCAATCAACAAGATGTTTACCGTTTCTGCCAGATTTTCCCGCTTCAGTTTAGCCTTGGCCTCCGCCGCACGCTCTTCCCGCTTACGGTTAGCCACAATCATGTTGTACTCGGCTTGAATAGCCTCCCAGACATCGCCCTGACCAGAGTAGATCAGTTGCTCTCTCAATTGTTTCTCTGCGTCCCGCAGCGCTTTGGCCTGCATTACTGCGTTAACCGCCTGACCCATATCAGACTGCGGCTTTTTCTTTTCGTGTACCGCCGCCTTGGCTACGGTGTCCCTATGCTCAAAAAACTTAATTAGATCGCCACTGCATTCTTGCAGGTCTTTGCCCATCTGGATGGCTTCTTTGACCCCAGCAATCGTGCTCTTTGCTATTGCAAATGCCGCACCGATAGTGATCGGGTCGATCATTTGTCCTGTTTCGTGTCTAACTTATCAAAAATCTTGCCAAGCATTTCTTTGATTTCATCAATGTCACGGCGGTAATCGTCCTTGGCAATGTAAGTGTGGGGCATCTGACGCACATCAACATCAAGGCGCTCAATGGCCTTGGTGATATTGTTTAGAACCCACCCACCGAAGAACGCAGCCAGACCTAGAGCAACATTAAAGAACGTCTGGCTGTCCATCTTTTTTATCCTGAAGTTGTTGGTTAATGGACTGCACAACTGGCGCAACCTCACCATAAGGCGCAAGCATAAGCGCCCTGTTAATGACGGCCAGTTCTTGAGGGGTTAGGATTAAAGTGATCATACTTTGTAATACGGGATTTTGTAGTCCGTGCCTTGAATGTTTACTTTAACGTAACCTTGCACTTGGGCTGGAGGCGCTCCGTTAGTCCCAATAGTTGCTGTAGTAAAAGAATAAGCGCTGGTCCATGTCACAGTTTCGCCAAGCACAATGCCACCGGCATCACTCAGAATCACGCTGTCTGTGCCGCTGACTGAGTATGTCAAGCCAGCAACACCAGTACTGTTATGGCGCAAACGGTACACAGACGAGGCGTCAAACGCCATGTTGTCGCCGTTCTTAATGCGGATTGCCGAAGTGCTGTTTGTAGATGTACCCAGATCAATACCAACCGTATACGTGCCGGACATCTGAATACCCCAAGTACCCGAAGATGAAACTTGGATGCCTACTGTCATGTTGCCATTTAGCGCAATGCCATCAGTTACTTGACCTTGGGTTAAATCATTGTCGGTCGGGCCAACCCGAACACCGTATGTTGTGGTGTTGATCGTGCCGCCTGCTACACCCTTACCAACAGAAACGTCAACACCGACACGCTGAAAGCCCGTGTCTGTACCGTTGGCAAACATGCCTACTTCAATACCAACCAACCCTTTAGTGGGATTGGCCACTTGGGTAAAGTCACGCGCTTCAGAAACAATGCCCCATGTAGGGCCAGTGCTGCGTTTGTTGCCTTGACCATACAAAGCCACGTTTTCACCAGCGGCTGAATAGTTGTCCATCACCGCCACGTTGGTCCACTCAAACGATGTCTCAGTAGCGCCGGTTATGGTGCGTGCGTAGATGGTTGGATTGACATAACCCACAGTGCCACCGGCCACGGCAGACGCGTCACGAAGCGCATTGACCGAAGCCTTGTACTCGCGGTCAGTGCCGGTTGCGGTTGGCGACACGCCATCTAGCAATTGCAAGCGGTCGTTGACTGTAGTAGTAACGTTGTTGTCGGTTGGGGTATAGCCGATCAGCGTAGCCCCGTTTGATGCGGCCAACAGCGCCAGCGTAGGACCGTTTGCACCGTTGACGTTATCAGCGGTCCAGATCAGCGTGTCGTTGGCGTCTTTAAGTTCCATGTAATAGCGACTGTTGCCGCACCACACAGCCGCCTCACCGCGACTGTTGAAAATCACAGGATTGGTGTTGGCCGTAGCGCCGGTGTAGTCGGTGTACGTGGCCTGTGGTGTTGTTGTGCCAGCAGCGTAGGTGTACAGTTTCCCACCTACCAACGGGTTACCGTTGGCATCAAAGAACTGCATTATTGGGCTGGGGGTAAGCGTAGTAGTCATTTCGATTCCTGGTTAACCGTGATCATTGAGTTTTGGTTTTGTTGCGCGGGGGCTAATGCGTTAGCAGAGACGCCCAAAGCGTTTAATTTAGCGGGGCTTAGCTGATCTTTTGCTTGGCCAAGAGCGCGCAATACTTCAATGCGTTCTGACGCAGGGATTTTTTTCATCAAGTCAACAAAACTGGTGCTTGAATTAAACCCATTTTCCAGTTCACCCATAACCTTTTGGTTAAGTTTACCTTCTAAAATTTTAAGCATTTGGTTGGCCAACGTCACTTTGACGCTCATAAAGTCAGGCAACCGAACTTTAGATTTGTTAGAGTCCATGATGATTTTCATGGCCTCCGCGCCAGCTTTAGTTTGGGACGCAACGCTTGCATCGCGCAACAATTCAGATTGCACTTCGCCAACCACTTTCATTTGGCTAGGCGTCAACACTTCGTCTAAACCGCCGTACCGCGCTTCGCCGGTTGCTTTTTTAAGCAACGCTTGTTCTCCGCGCCCCATTGCGGTCATAAACGGCCCAGCACGCTCTCCCACGCCTAACGGCGACGCAAGCACATCTTGCATAGCATTAAGGACTTTGGCTTGGTTAACTGGCGCAGAAGTGGCGGCAAACACTTGCTGTGCTTTTTGATACCCAGGCAACGCTTTTTCAACGTTACTTTTGACGTCCAATAAATTTTTGACAATAAATTTATTTTCTTTGGTAGCAATTAAATCTTTAAGATTGTCCAATACCGACGACACTTGTTCAGCCGTTGTACTGGCTTCAAGTCCTGATTTGACTTGATTCAACGCGGTTGTCAATTTAACATTTCCTGGATTTGATGCCAAAATTTTGTCTACGGTTTGAATAAGCGGAACGGTTGAAACCGCAGTTGTAGGTTGAGTAGCCGCTGTGTAAAGCGGCGTAGTTGCATTACCGCGCATGGCTTGCGCTACAGCTAAATCTGGCGTTACAGCTTGCAAATTGGCCATTCGCGCTGCTTTTTGCGCTTCGCGTTCCAACGCAGCCGCACCAGGTGCGGTTCGGGCTTCTACCATTTGGCCAAGGTATTGCGTTTGCGGCGACATTACGTCTGACAAGGCTTGCCGAACTGTTGCTGTCGGCGGCGCATTTTGAAGCGCCATTTGTGCGGCCAATAGATTTTGAGGCGTGCGGCCTTCTTCCGTTAAAGCATTGCGAATAATATTACCCGCACGTATAGCTGGACGTTGCCCTTGCATGGTATCAATTACATTGCCTATGGCTTTACCAGTCATCGCTGCGCCGTACCCCGCCGCCGCCGTAATAGGCGCAGTAGGATTAGTGTACGCCGCAGTTGTGGCCAACACTCTGGACGCTGCGGGGGCTACACGCGCAGTAGCCGTTGCGCCACCAGAAAGCAATGTAGACAGGTCAGCCACCGCGCCAACAGGGTCGGTAGCAAAAGTGTTTTTAATGCCTTCTATGCTGCCGTATCGGTCCTTGTACATACCGCCTACGGCATTTGCAACTTCAACTGCTTGTTGCGCGGCTTGAGGATTTGCGTCAAATTTGTTGACAAAATCAACAACTTGTTTAGGCAACGCATTTTGCAGCGCGCCAGCCCCAATGTCTAAAAGACCTTTAACAGTTTGCACTGGGCTTGTAACCGCCTCATATAAACCGCCGACAAACTTTTTCCCACTGGACTCTAAATTTGCAAGTGCTTCTCCAGGCACGTCTGACCAAGCACGGCGCGGCCCAGGGATGCCTGCACCGGCGGGTACAGGTTGCGCCGAACTAAGATCAAATCCACCAGACGCGACGGGCGTTGCGGTGCCAAGATCAAAAGCCATTATTGGGCCTCTTTAAATGATTTGCGATCTGGGCTTACCCATGCAGTGTTGCCTGCGTTGTCGCGTTCAAACGTCCAATTTGCACCTACGCCTGCTGGTCGGGCAGCGGCTTTAGCTGCGCCAGAAGATAACGGAGGCACTTTAATGGGCGTTGTATTTAAACCAGTACCTTGGATAACTTCTTTTGGCATTTCTCCTGAACGTTTATTCCACGCTTCTGCGCTACGAACTGCAACGCGGTGTTGCAATTCGGCCAAGTCAGTAAGTGTTTTAGCAGTAAGCCCAATCGTGCCGCCTGCAATCCCTTGCAAGAATCTAAGGTCTTTATCCGTAAAGCCCTGTCCGGTGCCCAAACCTGCGCCTTTAATTGCGTCCAAAGTGCTTTGGCCTGTTCCGGCGATAAGCGCTTCAGTGTTGGCAATTTTTTCGTCGTTGCTTGCGCCTGCTATGTTTAACACACGTGCAATATTTAACTTGACATCGGCAGCAGGGCCGGTAAATACGTTGCCTTGCTTTACCAAATCAATAATTCGATTGGCGTTTTCAGCCATTTGAGGCGCTTTTTCAGCAGTAGTCATTTTGCCAATATCTACATCAGCAATCTTTGTACCAAAGGCTTCGCCGTATTTTTTCTCTGTGCTGACGTTAACCGGCACATTGACATTTGTTGTGGTACGCGGCGCGTGCAAAACTTTAAACGCTTCAAACGTGCCTTTAAAGTTTCCACCTTCAGGCGTTTGTGCAAATTTATACTCTTGCACCGCAGTTGGAGGCAGCTTATCTTTGACGCGCTGTTCAAGCGATTTAGCTAAATCGTGTTCACCAGCCGCATGAAGTTGGTCAATCTTGCGGTACGTGTTTTCTATGTCGTTTGTAGCGCCCGTAGCCAAAGCATTGCGCGGCATGACTGGCGTATACGCGCCAGATGATCTAGCGGCTAAAGCGTTAGCGGGAGCTGTAGGTTCCACGCCGTACATACCAGTGCCCAATGCGTTTTCAGTCGGCATCGGTGCGGCAGGCTGACGCATCACAGACGGCGCGGCGGCTGGCGCTTCAGTAGGCATACCACCAAGAATTTTAGCTACTCGATCTTGTCGGTCCAAGGCTTGCATACCTTTAATGCCGATGTCCATAAAGTGCGGAATACCAGATTGCACCATCTCTTGAAAATTGGACCGCATGTCAGGCGACTTGCCGTTGGCTATAAAAACCTCTCGCATCTTAGCCAACGAATCGCGTTCACGTTTGGCTTGTTCAAGCTGCATTTGTGCAGACTCTTGTTGCAATCCCGCAGTTTTAAACTGCTGTTGGTTTGACGCCAATTGCTGTTGGTTTGACGCGAATTGCTGTTGCGCCAATTGATTACGCGCAGCCGCATCTTGCCCAGCTTGTATTTGCCCACCAATGTTGATGGGTTGGAGAAGGCCAAAATCAAGTGCCATTTAAAACTCCTGACCTACGTTATCCCAGACGCTTGCCGATGTTGGCGTCATCCCAAAACCGCCGCCACCACCTCCGCCGCCCGATTTATTACCTAAATACTTGCCAAACATTCCAGCAACATCGTTGTAAGAAGAAGAGCGAGAATTTGCGCCCGAAAGTAACATATTGCCAGTGTTGGTGCCTGTTTGCGTACCATACGTACCGTAATTGCCACCCAACGTATTTGCAGAACTTTGTCCCGCGCCAAAAAGACTTTGAAGAGGCGCAAGTTGATTAGTGCGGTTAATTTGGTACCGATTAAACGCATTCTGATATTCTTGTGAACCTAAATCTTGGCCATACTTTTGCAACGCGCCACCAGTGTTACCGCTAATAAGGCCACCACGGGCCGCAGCACTGCGCTCCAACGCTTTTGTGCCTTGATCCATTCGAAACTGGTAGCCAGGGTCAGTTACAAAATCAGACATGCCAAAATCGCGGGAGTATTTTCCGTATCCTTCAGCGCCCGTGTTATCCGATAAACCCAGATAATCCATCAACCGATTCATGCCTTTCATACCGCCTTGACGGAATGGTTCTTGCAGTTCGATCTGTTTATCTAGCGCATACCTAGACTGAGCGTTTGCAGCGTTTGCCGCACTTGACGCGGCATTGGCTTGATTATTGCCGTTAATAAGACTTATGGCTGCGGGAACAATATAGGACCACGGCATAATTTACTCCTGAAGGCACTTGGCCAGTTTTTGGACTTGCGTGTTATCGCCAGCCACTATTAACACTTCATCAATCGAATCTATATTGGTGCATTCAGTAGCATGAACGCAGTACCACACAACATCTGTGAGGGATTTTACGCCATGATGCCTGTTTGCTTCAATAGTTAAACATGCTGGCGCGTGAACGACAGACTTAACACCATCCACAATCAATTCCACTGACCCGCTGGCCAAAATTGACAAGTGGTCAAACTTGTGTTTGTGCTGCACAAGAATGTGCCCCGCTGGGATGCGGGTTTCTTTTGCGTACACACCGGAACTGAAAAAATGTTCAATCATCTTGAAATGGCCGTAATGGTTGGTGTACCAATGTACGTCATGGTTAGCGCGTCCCCTGGGGACAGGCCAAACATGCCATAGTATGAACCCGTATTGTATTTCGTACCAGCCCCACGTTGGAACTCAACTTTAATCATACCGCCTCCACTAATCATAACGTCCACCGGCCTTTGAGTGGTGTTGCTGTAAACCAAAGGCGATCCGGTCAAAGGCACAGCCGCCGGATCACTGGGCGGCGTGTAGTCAACATTTGCGTTAAGCAAGGCCAAAAAATACCTATACCATTCCCGCGAAATTAAACCCGTTACCTGATCAAAGAACGGTACTCGGTTTGACGGGATATTGGTATTTGCATTAAGCATTGGTAGGCGTCACAAACAATTCAGCGCCCATGATGGCGATCTTGACCGGATCGGTGCCTGAAACTTCATACACACGGTCGCGCAACTTCATAGTCATGCCCAGACGCCGCCAGATTACCCGTTGGCCAGTCTGACCCACAGCGCCCATAGATTTGGAATGGTAGTTGCCCCACGTATGGCCACCATCGTCTGACCAACGTAGCAATACCAAAGGCGTGCCGTTGACGCTTGTCTGGTCACCTGTGATCAGAAAGTTGTAAGACTCAGTGATGATGTCATCGCTGTCCTCAGTGACAATAAATTGTTCTTCTGTAACTGGAGGCAGGGTAAACCCTACTTCGCAGTCGAGTTGCAATGAATGCTGTGCAGTACGTTTGAGCGTGTTCGTGCCGGAGGCCAGCGCACGCCAAGAACGAATCCACTTTTGGATGTGGTCATTGTCCGAGTACACATCCAAGTCAAACGCATAAATTTTGCCGTCTGCAAAATCACCTACCAGCACTTCGTTGTTAAACACAGCGCGGCAGTTGGACCGATGACGGATAGCGTTGTCGCTTTCCCAGCTTGCACGTTCGTGCCATGCTTGGGTTGAAGCATCGTAGACCCATGTAGCGTTGGCCGAGGGAAAGGTCAACACATAAAACGTGTGGCCCTCTTGCTGATATGAATAAGCAATGGCGTCTGTGATGTTGCCGTATTGGGCAATGGCGTACTCTACGGCGTGCGTAGATATGCGTGTGCCGGTGTAGCCATTGGCGCGGTAAACAATGCCTTGTCCACGGGCGTCAGCGCCTAGCCAGAACAAGCTGTTGTCTAGCTTGGCTACCGAGAACGCTGCCGCGCATCCTAACTCGTTAAAAGCCCCTTGGATGCGCTGGAATGGCACGCCTGGGGGCGGTAGACCGGCGTCATACCAAACCTCAACCGAGTTGCCGCCAAATAACCACAGTTCATTGTGGTCAGCAATTACGGCCACCAGACCATCGGGCGAACCTTCAGCACTGGCCACACTGGCCCCATCTAGCACCGTGCCATCATACGAATCAGTTACCCAAAACTTTTGGCTGTTGATCTCGTTAAAAATAAAATAGCCGTCCATAAACGTAACGGTCTGCGCGGGAGGAAATGTGTTGTTCTGAACAAAAGCATTGGTCACTGAGTTGTAGACATAACTTGGACCGTTGGCCACAATGAACAATTGAGTGCCGTTAAATGCCATCGACACAGGGCCAGTATTGCCTACAGTGCCAAGCAGTGTTGAGTTGTAGCTTTGATCGACTTTGTACAGTTCGTTATTAGATACTACGTACAACCATTGACCTGACTGCAACATGCCCCGAATGGGGCCGGTGCCTACGGAGGTCACCAGCCGCAGGCCAGGGGCACGGTTTAAAAACGCCGCTTCCTTGCCACCTTCGGGAGTGGCTTCAGGAAACAGATTGACCATGCGGTTATCCGCAGCATTGGTGCTGCGTGCAACGTAGCTAGAGCCAAGAATCTGCGTTTTCATAGGGAATCCTGATAGACCCACTGTGGGCTGTCATCAATCCAAATGTCGGCGTTGATTACAGCCGACTTTGCTTTTCGGCTAGTGTAAACAACTTCAATTGGGGCATTGACAATTGTTTCGACTGGTGTACGCATCGTGACAATTTTTACTGTGTGCCCACGATTTTGCGCTAATTGAACAAAATCATTCCACAACGCCGGATCGGCGGTGTAGGTTTTGTCGTAATCAAGCGCAATCAACATTAATAGTTACCTGCGTAAATATTGAAACGCTGGCGAGTGGCCACGATGGCGTAAGGCATCGACATCACATCGTCAGGGTTGTTAATGCGCTTTAAGTCGCGCTTGCTGGTCATGGCGATGCGCTGCACTTGGGGGCTTGGCTCGACACCAAACTCAGGCGCAATCTCCATCGCCAATGCGTAGGTGAACGCACGCAAGTAGCCTGGCGGGAACGCCAGTACCGTGTTCAGTGTGGCAGGCTGATCCAATTCTTGAACGGACACAAAGTGCCATTCCAAGTCCCGTGTAGGGCGTGGATAAACCGTCATTTGAATGTTGGGGTATTCCATGTTGATCCACATGACTTGTGGATACGTGGAGGTCACCGTCTTAACCGCAATCCCGTTGTATTGTTGCTGGTTAATGAACTTAATGCCGTAAGAAACGTTTGTGCCTGGGTCACGGTAGTATGTTGCATCATCTAACAAGATGGGACGAATGCCAACAAATTCACCTGTAGGGCCAAGGTGGCGCTGAATCTCGCCAGCAGGCCAAGTAAAGATTTGATCAATGGTGTTGAACACTGACAATCGTTCAGTGTTCCAACTGTCGATCATTTGATTTAGCGCAACAAGACAATCGTTGGATGTTTCGGAGGAAGGCGTTTCGCCTTCGGCCAGCATACCGATTAAGCGCAAGGCGCGGTTAATTTGATCCCCAGCGGTATACGTTGCTGCCATGCTCAGACTCCTTCGGTTTCACCTTTGCGGGTGTATTTGCGCTTCACAACTAACGTGTTGGCCGCTTCTTCAGAGTCTGAAGGCGTGTCTGGATTGTAGCGCATCCAGCCATTTTTTTCATCAAATTCGGCTTCAAGGTCCATTGTGGCTACTTTGCGACCGTGAACAGGATGAGAAAGATAAATAACCATGATTTAAGAACGGGGCCGAAGCCCCGTTTGGTTTAAGCGCCGTGGATGATTGCGTAGTTGATAATGACAGCTTCAGAGTATGAAGTTGCAGTAGTCAAGTTTCGCAACGTAATCAAAGCAGAACCAGCAGCCAAATACGAAACGTAAGTGGTGTAAGCCCCAGCAGCGCTACCAGTAGTGTTACTAGAAACGCACACAATAATTGTGTCATTGAGGGAGATTAAGCTATTGGTCAAGATGAACGACACAGCAGTGCTACCCGCCAACGCTGCGTTGCTCATTGTGATGCGGCCAGCAGACTTGTTCAGAGTTACCCCTGTGCTTTTGTCTGTCAACTGCGTCACAGTACCTTCAGCCGCTGCCGCATAACCAATTTCGGTTGTAGCGTAAACGGTAGTTCCAACAACTGTAGATGGCGTTGTTGCACCAATTGTGCTGCCATCAATTACCGCACCACTTACAGTAGTGCCAGAAGTCAATTCGGGATCGCTAAACGCAACGCCGACAGATTTTGAGTTTGCCATAATTGTTTCCTTTAAAACAGGGGCCGAAGCCCCCGTTTAAATTACAAACGATACAAAGACCAAGCAGCATCACCAGTCTTACGGGCGCGGAATGCAGCCGATGTACCAGCAGTAGCAGCAATGGTCATCAGACCCAGTGAGCCAGAAGTTCCAACTGTCCAACCTGTGCCAGCAGTCATGGTGATAACACCAGAACTAGAGCCGTCCACGTTGATCACATTGAAGTCGAATGCTGAGTTGACGGGCATACTTGGAAAAGCAGCGTCCATCAAAGCAGCAGTGGGCAGCGTGTAAGCAGCAGCAGACGTACCAGGTGAGCCAAGAATAATCTTGGTAGTCAATTGAGTCACAGTCAAAGTTGCTGCGCCAGCGGCAATCGCGCTAGGCGTAGGTTGTGCAACAAATTGAATTTCGCCTGTATTGCCGTCACCAACTTGATAACCGCCAGAACCATTAGGTAAAGCCATGATATTTTTCCTTTAGAAAAGAATTGATTAACCCCAGAGACGGCAAGCCATCTGTGGACGAATGGTGCTAAAGCCATACAGAACGTCAATACGGCAAGGCAGGCGGTCGTTGTTGATGTCGTACTGACGAACAACGCGCAAGCTGATACCGTTGTGAACGGCACGGGCAGCCATGTCAACACCTTGTGGGAGCAAAAGGTCAGCAGTGGCGAACGTGATAGCGTCCTTGTGGTAGACCAAGTTCTGTGGGTAAGCAGTAGAAGCAGTGCCCAAGAAGGTCACAGCTTTGCTGGTTGCTGGCAATGTGTCCATAGTAGCCAATGCGTGAGCAGCGGAATACATAGGAGCAACAGTTACAGTCCAAGTGCCGGACACAGCAGTAGCGTCAACCAAGGCCACAAACTGGAACAACGAACCAGTGGTTTCACGGGTTTGTGGGTTCACAGAGAAGCAGCTTGCGATTGTGAAAACGTCACCAGCTTTGATGGTGGTAGACACAGAACCTTGAGCCAAGGTCAGGGTAGCCGAACCTTCAGTGGTCACAGCAGCGCTGGTGGTTGTGGATGCAGCAGCATCGCGCGAACCAGTGGTGAACTGTTTAATCGACTGAGACATGTTGATCTCGTCATAACCCAACACGCCAGTGCCCATCATGCCGTTCTTAAACTGCTTGCTGATGGTGTCGGTAGGATTAAACAGACCTTTCATGCCTTCAACCAGACCAGCGTTAGCGGCAGGGTTGACGGTGGCGTAACGTGGGTTCATCACAGCGGCGTTTTCGTTCAGCTTCTGCTGGGCTTGCAACAAGACCAAAGAAGTTGAAGGTGTAGTGCCAGGAGTGCCAACCGAGTTGCCGATAGTCTTGAAGCAGTTAGCAACGTCAGCATCAATGCTGGAGGCCAACTGGCTGATACGAGGCTTCAACACACGTTCTGCAAAGTCATCCAATTGCATGGTCAATTCAGCAGATGTGAAGTTGACGCCGATGTGCTTTTGGGTGGAGACAGTCAAAGTGGTGAACTGTTCGTTATCGTCCTGAACTTGCAGGGCGGCACCGTCAGTTACCAAAGCGCGGTCAGGTAAACGGATACGCAGTGTGGAACCGATTTTTGCGCCTTCAACAGCGAAAGAATCGTCATACTGGCGGTTCACGTTGCGGGTGATCACAAGATTGTTCTCGAGGATTTCGAGAGCCTTCCGTGTGATCATGTCAATGGTTAAGATACTGTTAGACATTTCAAAAGTCCTTTAAGAAGTCAAAGTTAGCGGTTCTGTGCTTCCCACTTCTTCCGCTGTCGCAACCTTTCGGCTTCAATCCACTGCGAGGCTGTCATGGTCTTGATAGACCGTGGGTCCGTAGTGTCATGTGCCGGTGATCCAGAGGATCGGGCGGTAACTGGCGAAATCGGCGCTGGCGCAGATGTTGTTTTCTTCATCGGAGGTTCAGCGGCCAATTTGGCTTCGATCCGTCCGATTTCCTTCGCCTGGCTCAAGGGCGTCATGCGTGAGATGCGATCTGCTTCTTTTGGATTTGACCCGAGGTAGTACGCTAACTCAGGCCCAATGTCCGAAGACTGGATCGTTTCTGCCATCACGTTGGTGATTGGTAGCTTGGGGTTGTACGCGACTTGTTCAAAGTCATCGTATTTGCTCCGCGCTTCTTCCTCAAGATCGTGATAACTCTCAAGAACCTGCGAGTGCTGCTTGGCGGCTTCACGCTTGGCGATCAGTTCTTCTGCCTTCTGGAGAGCCAGTGCGTCTGCATAGGCTTCAGTTGACTCAAACTGGTCAGCGGTGGCTGTTGGGGCTGCTCTCAACGTCTGTTGTTCAGACTGACGCTGTGCTTGTTCTCTTTCCCACTTACGTTGCTCTCTTGCAAGGCGTTTGCCGATAGCTGCATCAAGTTCCTCTTGCGAGAATGATTTGGCTTCGGTTACTTCCGGCGTACTTTCAGCAACTTCAGGTGTGGCCGTCACATCCGTGGTTGGCGCGGAGTCTACTTCCGCTAGGGCTTGCTGGACTTCTTCAGTCATTTCTATGAATCCTAAGATTCCCTGATGGACTGCATCAGTACAGTTTTATTGGCACATACGTTTGGTTAACCCAAGGCAGGCCAGTTGTGGTCAATTGCGGTGCGGCTTTCTTGGCCAGTTCTTCATCAAGTTTGGCTTCGTATTTACGCACTTCTTCTTCACCGAGCGAATTCTTGACCCAGCCAATCACTTGGTCTGGTGTCAAGGATGCGTAGTCGGTGTACGGCGAACCTGGAGCGTACTCAAGATTTGCTGTACTGTAAATATGTGCAGTATAGTCCCCTTGTGTGCCGGTCAGCAACCAGTTCACCACATAAACGACATTTTCCTTTCCCTCATACTGGGGAAAGCATTGCATTTGTTCTACGGTCCAAGTTTTGATAGACATGATTGATCCTATGGTTGTGGGTCTGCAAGTACCCAAGACAGTGTACTTTCATCCCATTCATAATATGGTGGGCTGCTTGGCATTGGAATTGGTGCTTCCCACAAATACGAAGTTGCATTCATTACCCATGATGGGTACGGTTGAGGTGGGGCAAAACCCTCACCTTCAGGGCCGTTAGGCAAGTAAGTGTAACCAATGCCAGCGTAGTTCTTGCGAAAGGCTTTGGACTGATCTGAGTCAAGCGTGTCACTGTTTGGAGTGTAGTAAATCCCGCCATGAGTGTTGTAGCTGGTTTGAATCCAGCTTGCAGGGTCGCCCCAATTGCCAGTGTCAATTTCAGCTTGGTCAATAACCAGCACTTGTTGAACAATGTTTTGATCGTTAATTTGTGCAAAGTGGCTCATGCTACATACGTCCCACCTGTTGTAAATGTATGGATTGTGTTACCACCAGAAGAGGTGACAGTACCCCCTATGCCACGTTGACCGCCAGCATAGCTAATAATGACTACACCAGAGCCACCGTTACCCCCAGTATTAGTAGAAGCAGAAATTGCGTTTCCAGTTGCGCCCCCACCACCGCCACCCAAATTAGTGGTTCCAGAATTTCCATTACTTGGATTTGTTGCACCGCCAGAGCCACCACCGCCAGAGCCACCAGAAGCGCCAGCACTTGTATAGCCACCACCACCACCACCTCCTGCATAAGTAACAGAAGAGCCTGTAATAGAATTTGCTGTTCCATTCCCACCAATACCCTGCCCTGCTGTATTGCCTACTTGACTTGCCCCGCCGCCGCCACCAGAACCGTATGGAGGTACTGTTTCATTTGCACCACCTGCGTTGCCTTGTCCAGAAGTTCCAGCGCCGCCTGTTGTTGCTGAGCCAGAACCACCACCTCCACCGCCAGAACCGCCAGCAGAGCCATTTTTAACATTCCCACCACCGCCGCCACCACCAACTGCCGCAGTTAAAGCGCCAAATTGAGAAGATGATCCATTTGTTCCATTAGTTGCCGTAGTGGAAGCCCCAGGGCCACCAGCGCCAACTGAAATTGTATAAGAAACTGATGCGGTTACAGATGTCGTTCCTGATGTGTAGCCACCCGCACCCGCACCACCACCGCCAGAACTTGGCACAGTAAAAGTTGTACTTCCACCTCCACCACCACCCGCGACAACTAGGTAGTTAATTGTGTAAATAGATGGCGGTAATGCAGCCACAGCAAGAGCTTGAAGAATCCCACTCATGACAAGCCCGAGCCGTTAATGATCCAAGTGGTGCTGGTCATTTTGATGGCCGTAGCCGTTCCGTACTGCGCCAGCGAACGTGTGCCAGTTGTACCTGTGCCGCCCAGATAAAGGGTATCGGTTGTAATGGCAATAGACACAACTTGCGATGTCATGTTGATGAACGTCACCGCAGTGCCTATGGTGTAGGCTACAGAGCCGTTTGCGGGGATTGTGAATGTCCGAGCGTTGGCATCTGTTGAAGGGTGCAAAATGGCCTTGCCAGCATCTGCCAAAACTAATGTATATGCTGCGCTTTGACTGTTGATTGGAATGTTTAAATAACCAACAGCGTTTGTGCCATCGGCAGTGCAACTGCTTAAGTTACCTGAAGTTGGTGTTCCCAAAACGGGAGTAACCAAAGTAGGCGAAGTAGACAATACAGTGTTGCCAGAACCCGTGGAAGTTGTAACCCCAGTACCGCCGTTGGCAACAGGCAGAGTTCCTGTAACACCCGTGGTCAAAGGTAGACCTGTCAAGTTGGTAGCCACACCAGATGTTGGCGTACCCAGCAGAGGCGTCACCAGTGTGGGCGATGTCGATAAGACAACGGAACCTGTGCCTGTGGATGTTGTTACACCTGTACCACCGTTAGCCACCGCCAAAGTGCCAGTAACATCAGCCGCAGCCAAGGCCGCTAAAACAGAGTTTGTACCGTTGGATCGGAGGTAATACGCTGTGGTCTGAGTGCCTGTCAAGGCAGTGATGGCAGCCGCCGCAGTTGTCTGACCTGTACCGCCGCTGGCAATTGCCACCGTGCCTGTCAGATCAGCCGCAGCAAGTGCTGAAAGCGTAGCGTTTGTACCGTTGGAACGCAGATAGTACGCGCTTGTTTGTGCGCCAGTTAAAGCCGTAATTGCCGCAGCAGCAGTCGTTTGGCCCGTGCCGCCGTTAGCAATTCCTAAAGTGCCCGTCACACCCGTAGTCAGGGGTAGGCCAGTTAAGTTAGTGGCTACGCCTGAAGTGGGTGTGCCCAGCAACGGTGTAACCAAAGTCGGCGAGGTAGACAGAACAACAGAACCGGTGCCGGTTGAAGTTGTAACGCCCGTACCGCCATTCAAAACAGGCAGTGTTCCGGTCACGCCGGTAGTCAACGGCAGGCCGGTCAGGTTAGTTGCCACGCCCGAGGTTGGTGTTCCTAACAACGGTGTCACCAATGTTGGCGAAGTGGACAACACCACGTTGCCCGAACCTGTAGTGCTGTATGAAGTGCCCCAAGCAGCACCAGTTGACAACGGAATACCAGCGCCAGGGTAAACCATGCCGCCACCGCCGCCACCAGATGAGTTAATTGTTTGGTTTGGCCAAGTGCCGGTAATTGACACGTTTGTGCCAGCCACCAATGCCGGCGTAGTTGTGCCAGTACCGCCATTGGCCACTGCCAACGTACCGGCCAAAGTCACAACGCCCGTGCTGGCCGTAGAGGGTGTCAAGCCAGTTGTGCCTGCGCTGAACGAAGTCACGCCGCTGCTACCGCCGGTTGAGGCAATTGTTTGATTGGGCCAAGTGCCCGTAATCGTGACGTTTGAACCCGCCACCAAAGCAGGCGTAGTTGTGCCCGTACCGCCATTGGCTATGGGCAAAGTGCCAGTCACGCCAGTGGTCAGGGGCAAGCCGGTCAAGTTGGTAGCTGTACCCGAAGATGGGGTGCCCAAAGCACCGCCACTTACCAAATACGATCCAGCAGCTTGCTTACCGTTAAACGTATTCCAATCGGTCGAGGTCAAATAACCGTTTGTGGAAGTGTTGGCCGCAGCCATGCTAATGGCAGGGGTCAAGCCACCCGAAGAAACTACGGGCGCAGTGCCGGTAACCGCCGTGACAGAAGTTGCACGCAGTTGAGCAACCGTGACCTTTGCGGTCGTTGTGCCTTGGACCAGAGGCAAAACCTCCGTGCCTGCCAGCGGGGTGGTGGCCGCAGGGAGTTGGGAAATTTTGACGTTGGACATGATTTAATCGTAGTAGACGGTTGCGGAAACAGTGCCACTGATGACAATGTAAATGCCCTTGTTGGCATAAATACCATTAACACCAAAATTGTAAGCAGTCGCCGCTGTTGGCGTAAACACTTTAAAAATCGGCGTGGTCGTAGTCGTTGCAGCCGAATCATAGACCGTGATGGTTGGTGTACCGCTGGCCGCAGTGACCATGATACCAATCAATTTGCCAGCAGATGCCTTGATGTTTGCCGTTGCGTCAGTTTGGGTATAGTTTGCCATGATGGTCCTTATGCGAGAAAGCGAAGTTTGTACAAAGTACGCAGATAAATTTCAATGATGTTGTCGATCAGTTGTTGCAGCGACATATCGGTCTTGTCAACCACTTCATATCTGGCGTCTTCGATCTGCTTGAGCGAGTCTTCCAAGAATTCAATGATGTTAGATGTTTTCTTGGCCGAGTGCAATGTGATGGGGCCAATCAAACCGTGACGGCCTTGATAGCTTTCAGCAAAATCATCCGCTGCATCAATGATGCGGTCGTAAAAAATGTTTAGCGCCGTGTGCTTAGAAAAGCTGCGGGTGTTCAAGTGAACGCTGTGCGCCACATCTCTTGCAAGAAACAACAAACCTAAAAATTCGTTTGCTTTCATTGTGGCATTCCCATTTGCTGTGGTTGTTGTTCCATACCTTCTTGCGGCATCTCAGCGCCGACATCAACATCACGGCCTGGCATTTCGCCAATCAGATCACCAGAGGTGATCATACCGTGAACCGTGCCCATTACGATGTCCTGAATTTGCTCTGGCGACATAGAAGCCTGCACTTGCGCCAACCGTTTAGTCTCAGCTTCGTATGCCTTAACCTGCGCTTCAAAGTCCTTGCGTTTTGTGTCTTGCACTTCAACCGACTGGTTAACGTGCATCAGCATCTGGTGCATTTGCTCCATCTCTTGACCCATCGCTTGCATCTGTTGCTGCGCGGCCTGCAACGCTGGGTTCTCATCGCTGTCGTTCATCAACTTAGGATCAATGGTCTTGGCAAACCGTTTGGCCATCTCTTGTGCGCCTGGCCAATCCATGTTCTTGACAAACAGGTCACCGGCCACAGCCCACAATTGAGGATTGCCTTGCAACAGTTGTGCCATTGCCTCAAGAGCCTCTTGACGTTTGGTCGCGTAGCCTGGGCCGGTGGTCGCAACGACATCGTACTTGCCAACGCCAGGATTGTAGATTTTCTCAAGCACAATCCCGTTTTGGTCCACAATCTTGTTGACCGGCTCGGGCTGCTCGGGGTTAATCTTGACCATCTTGGTGTCGCCATCTTCACCAATGATTCGGGCGATGCGCTGGGTGTCGTAAATCTTAGGGATCAAGTCCACCAGTTGACGGGCTACATGACGCACGCCACGGGCTAAGTTATCGCCATAGTGGTAAGTACCTACATCGCCCTCACGCTGACGCGCAAGGATGGCTTTGCCGCTGCGCTCATTGCTGCCCATGCCCAAACTGGCGTTATATTGGCCAGTGGTGGACTTAATGTCTTCAGCAGCGCCAGATTTGGCTTGTAGGAGGCCGCTAGAGGCCATTGGAGGCTGGGCACGCTGTGGCAGTGGCATAACAGTGCCTTGACCGTCTGTAACGTCTGGATTGACCTCCAAATAGGGCCAATTGTTGGTGTTAGCGGTCTTCCACTTGTCTTCGTAGCCCTCAAACTGGCCGCCATAACCAATAAATGGCGCTTTTGGCGCCAAAGCCAGCATTTCAGCTTCTTGGGACACCCAATAGTTGTACATGCGCTGGGCATCTTTGGCATTTCGGACCAAACCAGACACGTACAAGCGGCCATCCACCTCAAATTCATTGCCAACAATGCGAATAACGGGGATATATTTACCTGCCCACTCGCGTTGCTCAAGGATTTCGTAGCCGTTGATCTTGCAATACCGCACTTTTGGGCGGTCAGACTCGCGGGACTTGATGGGTTTGCCGTAAAACGCTTTTAATTGCTTGTCTTCAGGTGTGCCCTCAAACGCCGTAGCGTTGCCAGGGTACAA